CCCCCCACGGTTTGCACCGTAGGGGAACAAGGACATTTCCAACCTGAAGCTAAAGGAGCATCTGCTGTGCCTACTCGTTATAAAGTCCTAAAAGCCGGTTCATTTACTAATGGACAGACTAATAGCACCACCTCCTATGGAGGTTTCAATGTTGTTGAAACATTGAATGACGATAAGGGTCAGGGTGATATGCGAGCATTTCAAGTTACGCGGTATACCCGAAATTCGGGAGCCACTAATGCGAAATGTACGTTTAATCGCCCTGCAAGCAGTGGTGGACCGTACAGTATGATTTGGAAAGACGTTAGTTTTTCCTCAAATGCTGATACGACTCCACTAATTCAGCATGCTCTTTCTTTGCCTACAAACACAGAGCTGGCGAACTATACTACGGAATTGATGGCTAAAACAAATCCATCAAGGCCTGATATAGATCTTCCAGTCTTTTTGTTTGAGTTACGGGAGCTTCCTGAACTCGTTAGAGTTGCAGGAAATAATCTACTCAAGCGCGGAGCTGGGTCTTATCTCAGCTACGAGTTTGGGTGGAAGCCCCTAATCTCCGACATTGGTAAACTTCTTGATTTCAATAGAGCGGTTGACAACCGCTATAAAGAACTTAAGAAACTATACAATGGAGGGACAAAGAAGACCGCACAACTTGGAAGAGTTGGTTCATCAACGACTGGTACCAGCATTGCTGTTAACAGTCAGCCGGGGTGGATAACTTCTACTTTGCAAAATCCCACTACCGTGACTCAGTCACGTGTATGGGGAACTGCTCAGTGGAAACCACTCACCCTCCCTCCTTCAGGAGGTGATGAAGCTCTTTACAAGATGGCCAGGAGGGCAGTACTTGGGTTATACCTCAATCCTGCCGCTCTATGGGAGGCTCTCCCATGGTCCTGGTTGGCCGATTGGTTCGGTACCGTTGGAAATTATCTCAACGCTAACCGAAACTTCGTTCCTGCTAAATGTGTAAGAACATGCATTATGCAAGAACGAATCTCCTCTATGAGTGGAATGGTCGTACATACGTACGGCAATTCGTGGAATTCTTCTCTGATTATCGAGAAGCCCGCCGATTACGCTTATAATGGCGTACGCACTGATAAGAGGAGGTGGCCTACGGCACCTGTAGCTTCAATCAACGCCGATCTGCCTTTCCTTTCGGCTAGGCAGTATGGGATCCTCTTCGCTTTGTCTGTGGTGAAGGATCTCTATAAGTGATCCTTACAGACTGAAGAGGAATACGACAATGGCTTTTCCTGATACCTTTACCGTTACCGTTAATGCGGTGGCAAAAGTTCTAGTGAAGATCCCTTCCGGGAACCCACTGGAAACCACTTACCGCTTGCGCGGAACTCTTGATCAGTATGATCTTGTGATTCGTCACAAGACTTTTACCGACAAGAATCGTGGGACCATCAACCGTCACAGTGTTGAACTTCAACATACTGTGTATCCGGTTAGTCCCTCGACTATCCCCGTCATTCGCAAATCCTACGCAGTTCTCGAAGAGACTCCGCAGGACATTGTGGCTGACGTGCAGAAATTCGATGAGGCTTTCGCCGCAGTCCTTTCTGCCGCAAACATCACCAAGTTGCTGAATTACGAATAATTCAGTATCCGTGATGCGTAGTGGTGTCATCAGGCTAAGATCTTTTCCATAGGAATTTCCCATGAAGAAGAAGAATAGCTTAGATGCCATTATCGTAGACGTCTACGAAGGTCTTTTCAAAGACCTAAGTAGGCTGTACCCGAGCATTGACTTATCCCGTGATTGGGATAGGTTGGTGTCCGGAGTTAAGGAACGAGGTCGTGGTTTCTACGCCATTGACCTTCCATCTCTTGACAAGATTCTTTTATCTGGTCTTGAGAATCAGTTCTTAACAACTTCAGGCCCTATGTCTCATAGGGTTTCGAAGAAGTGCAGATTGCCGAGATTCCTCTCGGGAGTCTGGAAACTGGTGTTCCTTAATGATGGGCGCTTAAAGCCAAATCCTGATCAAGATGCCATACTCTTCCTTAGACAGATTTTCTGCCTTGGGAAGAAACTGGTTTCGAAGTGCTCGGATCGAATCGTAAAGGATTCAATCGATGAGTTCTTCGTTCTTGACTCAGATCTTCGACCAATCGAACTCACATGGTTCGATTATGAGGAGCGTACTAACCCTGCTCGTCTATCTTTCGATGACGGCATTGTCAGTAATCTCGGCTGTCTTCATAATGATGATGGCAACCAACTCATTGCTGATATTCGCAGACTGGCAACAGTCTGCGACAATGTCGCGTGTACCCTTGGGTACTACGATCCGTACGAATACTCCCAATCGGGAGCCTTCGGACGGTTCAGCGACAGCTCAGTAGGGCCTTTAGGCTTTAAGCATGGTCCTGGTGCAGTTGCCGACATAAGAAGTGGTACTTCGAAGTATCGCTTCCCAAGTTGGCCAACTTGGCTTCAAGACTACTTCCCCTTCGACGCATTTGGTGATCACGCTTTTAGCGTTAGCCAGATGCCCGATGGGGATGACATCTCACCTTCTCGTATCATTGATGTTCCAAAGACTATGGACAAGCCACGGCTCATTGCCGCTGAACCTGCCTGTAATCAATGGACTCAACAAATAACGAGGTCATGGATTGACGAAAGAATGTCCATGACTTGGCTAGGGAAGTTCATTGATCTTCACGATCAAGGAAAGTCCCAAGAGATGGTCAAGAAAGCCTCCCTTACAGGTGAACTCGCTACTGTTGATCTATCATCAGCTAGCGATCGCCTGTCTGCATGGTGTGTGGTACGGATGTTTCGTAAGAACCATTCGGTGTTTAGGGCACTTCGTGCCCATCGCACAATATACACTAGCCATTGCAGTCGTAACGAGCCTGTCTTAATCAACAAGTTCGCTACGCAAGGAACTGCAGTAACTTTCCCAGTTCAAAGTTTATTTTTCTTAGCTTGTGCCCTAGCCGTTTCAATAGACGGTAAAGTCACAAGAAAGAAGATTAACTCACTTATTGGGAAAGTCAGGACCTTCGGCGATGATATTATATTACCATCGTCGAGGTACAGCAGACTAGAAAATTTGTTAAGTTTCCTTGAACTCAAGGTTAATGATCAAAAATCATTTAAGCTTGGTAAATTCAGGGAGTCTTGTGGTATGGACTGTTATGACGGTATTGATGTCACTCCAGTCAAACCCAAACTTCTAGTCGCGTCGGGGCCTGAATCAGAACTCTCTGTACTCGATACGGTCAATAATCTCTTTTTAAAGGGATTTTGGTGCGCATCCGAGGCATTGAGATCATCCCAGTTGAGTGGCAGACTACGTCTTCCAGTCAAATCGGTTGATTCAGGTACGTTTGGTTTTGTGTCCTTTTGCGGTGGGAACGTAGCACATTTACCTTTTAGGTATAACTACGATTTCCACCAACTAGAGGTAAGGGCTCACACTTTTGTGTCGTGTAGCCCGAAGCACAAAACAAACGATAGATCTCAAGTCTTTCAGTTCTTTACTGAAAGACCATCGCTCGATCAGAAGTGGTCGAGTGGTGTACCAATGAGATCTAAACTTCAGCGTAAGCTGAAATGGGTGTTGGCCTAGGGGTTAGACTGTGTCCTCCCCACCTATTTTATATAGGTTAAAATAGGCCGAGGATGACTAGTTCTTAACCTAGTCCTTTGGTGTCACACGGTACGCTGTGCGACACCCCCCCTAGGTATAACTACGATTTCCA